GATGTAATGCCTACTATCTCCTACTTCAGGCTTCCACTCTCCGAAGTTCTGGATGATGTACTTCTGCACGGCAGTTACGGCGATGCGGTAGTCGTCGGCTTTTTTAGCTTCGGCTTCGGTGCGATAGACACGTTGGCGTTCGAGTATGTCGTTGTCTGCGAGGGGATTATCGTTCTTCGTTGAAAATGCCTCATACTCATCTAAACAATGATACTCTTCATTCTTTTCTGGCTCGTACCAAGCATCTCCAGTCACCGTGTTATTGAACATTTCATTATATATTTTCATACGTTATTTATTTATATTGAATAACAGTTTTACTAATTTTTCTGATGGTCTGAATACCATTTCATCATTTTTTTGGTCCAATTCCAGTTGGTACTGGTCTGTTATTGCTTGCAATTTAGGTTGCACTATGTTTATTAAGTCATTGAAAACTTTTTGATTTTTTCGTTTTACTTCTTTAAGTACCATGCGAACGCCTAAATGCGGTAAACTTTCGTTACTGGCGTACCCTTTTGAAAATTCTGTTATTACAATATCCAGATTTAGGAATATTTTCTTATCTATCCAGTCTATTGTTACTTTTACACCCTTTTGTGTATTATCTCCAGTCACCGTGCTATTAAACATTTCATTATATATTTTCATACGTTATTTATTTAGTGCGGTTTATAATCCGCTAACACAAGCCCTACAGATAGGGCAAGCGTCAGAGGGTTATTCCTCACTTGTTTTCATACGTTATTTATTTAATTTCATTGAAATATTGTATTATCTCTTCGAGTTCTTCCCACTTATCAAAACCCTCTTGTGTTTTTTTATCAATGATATCTTGTTTGTCATTCAAGTAAAAAATGTATTTATTCCATTCCATTGATATACAATCATCCTCATCTTTATAAGTATCTATCCATAATTCAACGCCGTCAATATCTATCAGATAACTTTCATCCTCTCGTTTTATAACTTTCATACGTTATTTATTTATTTTATTTATTATCTTATCTTCCCTCCTTTATCCATTTCATTCCGTCTCTATTGCCTTGTAAGTACATTTCTCTCGCAAGGTCGTTAGTGATATTTATTATATCCGTTAGCGTTGCATTACCTATGCCGTCAATGCGTGCAAGGGATACAATTTTGTCTATTGCGTCCTGTTTATTCATGTTTTTGTGGTTAATATTTATGCTTTTGTTATACATTGTATAGACAATACTGTCAAACAGTTATCCACATGCCTATTGACTTTTCGCTAAAGTTGGCGTTTTTTTCGTGATATACTTGAAAATATGAGTGACGTAAAAAAAAGTCCAAAAAGAAAAGTTATCACTGTAAAACAACAACGGGTCGCTAATTTAATAAAGAAAGGCGGGTACAAAACAAAAGGGGAAGTCATAGCAAAGGCTGGTTATCCTAAATCAATGCTAAAAGACCCGTCGAAAGTATTTAATTCGGCGGGCGTTCAAATGGCGTTGGCAAAGCTAGGCGTCACACCTGAATCAATCATGGGTACACTTAAAGAAGCACAAAACGCTAACGTCGTAGTAGTACACAAAGGCAAAGCTACCGAGTCAGAAGTACCAGACCATCGCTTACGTTCCAAAGTTGCCGTAGATATGGCAGAAATAACGGGAATGAAAAAATTACACATAAGACAAGAGACTGTAAACGTCAACGTAGACATGGAAGACGTAGGAGATTTATTTGGCTAACGTTAGCCAAGCGCCCTTATCGTGCGTCGTCCAATCTACATTGTACGACCCTTGATGTCTATACCTGTACCGGCAAACGTACTAGGCAACCACCCAACGCGAAAAAAAAAGAGGGCGAGCGAGTGGCGTGCTACGCCCACGCCCGCCAGAAATATATATAAATGCGTACACGTGTACAGAAAAGGGTACGTACCCCCCCCATAGGGGGGTCCCCCAAAGTTATACTGTCTCATCCTAAATCGCACCAATTTTCAAATTTCGTTTTCGCCGTCCCTCCAGCCGCGACCGCAGCACATCAACACCCTCTCGCCCTAGCACTCGCTGTACACTTCGCGCTGAGTACTTAACACCACAGCCCTCAGCTATCAGCTTACTGATGCCTACCCCGCTCATGTCCCTTTCCGTGTACAGGTACGCTAATAGTTCGACGAAGCTCCGGACGTCGCCCTCATTCCCGCTCCTCATCCACCACTGCATGATTTCTTCTCTTTTCTTATATCCGTTATACTTAGTCATGTTGACATGATAACTCACATCTTTATTGGTTCCCAATGTCTATCCCCACTCACATTGATTTGTACCCTTATCCTTTTACGAAGAAGAAGGAGAAGGAGATCCAGGCTCGCATTGCTGACGGGTCTCTTGATACGTCCTCTGATAATTTCCGGAAGGTAGCCGTAGCGCGTTGCTCCCAATCTCCGCTAAGGTTAGCCAAATTTGCGTTGAAGGAGCACCTTGGTGGGAAGGGGACTGTCATCCCGTTCTCTCCTTTTCATTATGAGATGGTTGATACTTGTATCCATAACCCGCGCGTAGCCCTCGCCGCTCCTCGTGGTCATGCGAAGTCTACGGTCCTGACGTTGTTTTACGTTTTGTGGTGTGCCCTTTATAAGTACAAGAAGTTCATTGTAATTGTTAGTGCATCTGCGGAGTCGGCTAATCGTTTCCTTAGGCGTGTCCGTGACGAGCTTGAGTCGAACCCGACGCTCAAGTTCATGTTTGATTCTCAGCGGTCTGACAAGTGGAGCGAGACGGAGATCCGGCTGAAGAATGGTGTGACGATTATGAGTAAGGGTCGCGGAGCACAGATGCGTGGTTTGATTAATGGTTCCAGTCGTCCGGACCTTATCGTGCTTGATGATATTGAAGATGATGAGGCTGTGCGCTCAGAGCTTCGGCGTTCGGATTTAGAGGGGTGGTTCAATGGAGCGGTGAAGCCGACGTTAGATCCGAAGAATGGTCAGATTGTATTTGTGGGCACGGTCCTGCACGAAGATGCTTTGCTTAATAGGTTACTTAATCCTGAACTGTATCCGGACTTTGTTAGGCACAAGTACCAGGCGATACAGAAGGACGGGACTGCGCTATGGGAGGAGCGTCATTCTATTGAGTCGCTTAATGAGATTAAGAAGTCGTACGCAGCTCGCTTCCAGACGGCACGGTTTTATATGGAGTATCAGAATAACCCGATTCCGGAAGAGAGTGCTGTCTTCCGTGCGGAATACTTTACGTACTTTGAGGAGCTCCCGAAGCCACCGTATACGTCGGAGGTGTACGTTGACCTTGGTGGTGGGTCGATGAGTAAGACGGCGGACCCGACCGCGATAGTTCATCTTTTAGTGGATGGGGATAATCGCATCTTCATAAATGATTATATTAATAAGCGGTATGGGGAGGACACGAAGACCTTGATTGATGACTTACTTGATTACAAGCGTCGGTACAATCCTTCGCGGTTCATTATCGAGAAGACGGTGGCGACCAACTTCCTGAAGGCGTCGCTTGAGGCGGAGATGTTAGGGCGCGGCATTTATTTGAATATTGAGTATGTGACGCCACCTCGGGGGTCGGGTCAGTCTAGAGGGAATATGTCAGATGGTAAGTATCAGAGGATTGCGGCGATGCAAGCGGCGTTTAAGCTCGGTGCTATTAAGATGCGTAAACACATGACGGAGCTTCAGGAGCAGCTTGTTGCATTCCCTCGCGCTCAGCATGATGACTTAGCGGATGCACTTTCTTACGGTTTCATGATGGCTCAGCGCTTTCCGCAGGAGGCACTTAGGTCTGCACCAGATACATATGAACCTCTCTATCCGAGTGTAGGTATTTAATTTCGCCAACCTTGGGCTAAATATGTTATTATAGTAGTGAACTATTTATATTGCTATGGCAAAAATTTCAAATAAAAACCGTCAACAAATTATCCTTCGATCTTTAAAAGAGAGGGCACATGCTCTCCAGTATCGGCAGAAGCGAGAATCGAAGTGGCAATTAGTTGACGACTTGTATCATGGCTACAAAAAGCCAAGTGTTGTTACACGTGCGAATGTTCACATCCCTAAAATGCACGGAGGGATTGAAACCTTTGTTTCAAAGATTGACGATCCTCCATACATCAATTTCGAGGCGCAAGCTCCTCAGGATATGAAGAGGGCGTTTAGACTAAACGCTTTGAAGGATTTGGATTACGTTAACGGTGATTGGGAATTAGTCGACATTCTTGGGAAGAAGATGGGGGCGAAGTATGGTCGGTGTGTTTTTAAGAAGTACTCGACATCAGAGGATGGTTTCACAGATTATTTTGATCTTGTGGATGTTTTAGATTTCTATATAGATCCGACCGCAGGAGGGCTCTTCCCTATGAGGCACGCTTCTTATTTAGGGCATGACAATATTATTAAGTCGACGCATGATCTATCGGACCCGAAGAAGTATGATCAAGAGGTAGTGGAGAAGATAGCGACGAAGATGACTGCGGATTCTCAGGCAGATAATGATCATCAGTCACTCCAGAAGAGGCGGCAGAGTTTAGGGTTGTCACAAGCGGTACTTATCGAGGAGGAGTCCATTAGGCTTTCTGAGCATTACACGACGTTTAATGGCGAGAAGTACATTGTGTTATTAGCCCCAGACTTCAACGACGCTGTTCGTGTTGTGAAGCTTGCGGATGTATATCCTTCAGGTGATTATCCATTTGCTACATGGGCGGTGTATCCGGATGCACTTGAGTTCTGGACCCCAGGTGTTGGTGAGCTTTTGATAGAGGTGAACATCATCCAGAATATTTCGATGAGCCAGATGCTCGACAATATCACCATGCGTAACTACAACATGAAGGCGTATGACATGACGAAGGTTCCAGATAAGAGCCAGTTGATTCCGCGCCCACAAGGTTTAATTGCTGTTAACGGGGACCCGCGAACGATTATTCAGGACATAATGCCTCCCGAGATAGATCAGAGTTTAGCTCTATATAACACGATGGACAGGGTGAATGAGACGGAGACGGGTCTCAACAGGCAATCAAAGGGGATGCCTAACTCAAAGAGGATGTCTGCTACAGAGTTTGCGGGACTTATTGAGCAGACGGCAGATAGATTCTTCTCAGCAAATCGTACATATAAATCTGCTATGCGTCGCGTCGCTCAACTATATGCGAAGGGAATACAGCAGAACATGACGAAGAAACGTCAGGTGAGTATTCTCGGAGCGAGTAACGGTCTTGAGTGGTTCGAGGTTAGTAAGTCTGAAATCAAAGGTAGCTTCGATGTGGTGATTTCCACTGGTGCTCTAATGGAGAATGAAGATAAGGCTAAGCGAGAAGCGAAGCTCTTGTACATTAAGGAGAATAGGGAAAACCCTTCCGTTAACAAGTTCATGCTTAACGAGGTAGAGGCACTCGCCGCTGGCTTTACAGCAAGCGAGTTGCCGAGACTCCTTAACCCTGACCTTGAAGGCGATTGGGAAATTATCGGTGAAGCACATGAAGAGAATGAGCGCCTACTCAGAGGAGATGTTGAGTCGAATCCTGGTTCAACTACCGGACACGTTCAGGTTCACTTAGACTTCGCACGTAAAACACGAGATCTGACAGATGAGCAACGTGAGAGAGTTATTAAGCACGCTAAGGCTGAGCTTGAGTTCGCAGCTAAGAATGAGGAAGGTAAGGTCCGAGAGCTTATACAGAAGAGACGTAACCAGAATTTACGATCAGCACCAGGTGAGGAGCAACCGCTTCCACCATCTCCACCTAACTCTGAAGCAGCTCTCGCAGCGATACAGGAGGCACAAGGGTCCAACCCATTATTAGTAGATGAATCGGAGGCAGTGAGGCAAGAAGCTATAGCACAAGCCCCACAACCATTAAGTAACTAGCCTTAGCCAAAATATGGATTTCGATATAAAGAAGATTCTTGGTAAACTATCTAGAGGAGGGGGTGCCAATGACGGGACCTCGTCATGGGCAAAGGATGCTGAAAGAGTCATCAAAGAGGAAGAGATATTTCAAAGCCTGGTTTCACACCCAGGGTTTGAGATCCTTATCGACGGTCTACGTCGCGAGTTCATGGACAACCTTTCAAAAGTTGTCTCAAGTGATCCAGAACTAAAAGCTATCGCTTTCCTGTACCGTAAGGTATACGGTTCCAAGGGAGCGACGGATAAGATCAAAGAACATATATCTAGTTACCTCACCCCAGATGAAATACAATCAATCGAATCCGCTTCTCCTACGGACAGCTAAGTACCTTAGCTGTCTAATAGGCCAAGCGGCCTAATTAATTCCTATCACGCGGTCGAGCCCGCGATATCAAACGTAATATGGTAAATGATACAGCCGATAACACAGTAGAGAAGGAAACTCTACCTGGCGCGGCGCCAGACAATACAACCATTCCTCCAGTTAAATCTGGAACGCCAGATGGGGGCGAAACCCTACAGGAAGATGGACATATGATTCCCAAGCACCGCCTCGATGAAGAGGTAGCTAAGAGACGTGAAACCGAAGAACGCCTTAATCAGATGCAAGAGAAATTCGAGCAGAATGATAAGTGGCGTGACGAGGTGTCGAAAGCTATCACTGGTACGTCAGGCGACACACGGGATCCTAAGGTTCAAAAACTCATGCAGGAGTATAACCTCCCAGCAGAGTTTATTGATGGGTTCACCGATATCATGCAAGAAAAGGTTATGAATCGGGTAGATGAGCGCATCAAACCTCTTCGTTCTTCACAGGCACAGGTAGCGTTCACTGCTCAAATAGAGCAATTGAAAGCTAAATATCCTCAGATGCGTGAATGGTCAAAAGATGAGGAGCAGTCGTTTAAGAAGATTGCTGTTGAAGATAAGTATCTAAAGCTTAACTTAGATGAAATTCTTCAACTCAAGTATCCTGAAGTTGTAAAAGAAAGTGCAACTACATACGCTGCTGAATCATCACATGGTCGAACGCTCGGTGGTCGGAAAGACAGTAAGCCTGTCGCTCAGATGACCGCTGAAGAATTTAACCAATACCTAGCCTCGCAAGGTGCGAAGAAATCTCTAAGAAAATAACTTTGATTTCATATGGCTAATAGCCTTGCAAATTTAAACCCGGAAGTATGGTCACGACGGATGCAGCTTAACCGTGAAAGGATGCCTGTTTACAAGGCGATCGTTTCTATGGAAGAGCAATCAAACCTTTCAACAGGTGACGTTGTACACCGTACATTCGGTTCGAAACTCTTGGTGTCTACATACACAAAGGGTACAGATGTTACAGATGATGACATTACGATCACTGATGAATCACTTACAGTTGATCAAACTCCAATCATTTCATTCTACGTGGATGAAATCGATAAACTCCAGAACTCAATCGATGCTCAAATGGAATACGCTGATCGAGCGTCTGACCGTCTTGAGCGTTACATTGACGCACAAGTTCTTGGAGAGGTTGCTAATGCAGACCACACAGTAAACAACGTCGACTTCGGCGGAACTGGTGCTGTGACTGCTTCAACTTCAAACCTCGTAAAGATCTTTGCTCTTGCAGGAAAGAAACTTACACGTGCAGAAATTGGTAATGAAGGACGTTACGCTGTTCTCTCTCCATCTATCTTCCAACTCCTTGAGGAGCGAACAGAAGGACGAGATACTGCAGCTGGTGATGATGTAATGAAGAACGGATTCACTGGGCGATCTTTCCTAGGATTTGAAATCTTCGTTTCAAACAACCTATACTACACAGCTTCATGGACACCAGCTGACAATCCGTCTGCTGATGACACCGTGACTATTGCTGGAGTTGTTTTGACCTTCAAAGCGTCTCCTGCAGCTGCTGGTGAAGTAGATATCGGAGGTTCTACAGCGGTGACTATCGACAACATGGTTACTCTATTGAACGACCCTGGTACAACTACAGCTACTGGTATTGCTCTCTCTGCTGCTGACCAACGGACTCTTATGGGTCTTACAGCAGTTGATGGTACTACTACTCTTGACCTTCAGTGGGAAGGTGGTGGAGAAGCTGCAGTATCAGCTTCTGAAACTGCAGACACTTGGGGATCTGAAATCGTTCACCAATTGTTTGGACAAAAGGGTGCTATCGACATGGTTATGCAGAAAGCACCGAACGTTACATTCAAAGACCCTGAAAAGCGTCTTGGAGTACGTGTTCTTACATGGGCTCTCTACGGACTTAAGACCTTCGACGAAGGTGATGCGGCTCTTGTAGACGTTCAAATTGACGGAAGTTCTCTCTAATACATCCTTAATCTCAGTCTTGTATGAGTAATATTTGGCAAACAGACAAAGCCTTCGCTCCAGGAGCTCAGCTCCGACATGAGCAAGGTAGCGGTACTGACGCCTCACAGGCAGTGACTATTCACGAGACTTCGGGTGTAATCACGAGTTCTACTGCAAACCTAGGTACAGATACTTCTGAAAGCATTACGCTTACCAATCGCCTCATTAGCGCAGACTCTATAGTTTTGTGCCAAGTAGCGGGAGGAGGTGCTGGTGCTCCTGTTATGACGAAAGTCACAGCAGCGGAAGGATCATGTGTCTTTATCGTCCGCAACGTCGACGCATCAAATGCGTGTGACGCGGCGTACACAATCAGCTTTGTCGTAACAGGTGCAGCTACGAAAGTAACTGGATAATTACGCGAAGTTTAGCAAAAAAAGGGCTTCGGCTCTTTTTTGCTTTATGGTATACTTTTAAGTGAATTAAACCTTTAATTATAATTATGCCAGGACCAATTAATACAGAAGTTCATACAATCCTTAGCGCGGCCGCAGCTACAGGACAGGGGACTGCCTTTAATGTCGAAGGGTATCGACATATCGTTTTATACTTCGCTACAGATGGAGGTAGTGATGCGGCCCTTACCGCCAAGGTACAGGGATCACACATGGTTGAAGAACCTACATGGTCATCTCAGTCAGTTGCTAATCAATGGGATTACATTCAGTGTGTAGACTTAGAAGATGGATCTGGTGTTGACGGCGATGATGGGTTTGTTGTAGCTACAGCTGACGACTACCGTATCTTTGAAGTTAACACAAATGCTCTCTCGTGGATTAATATTGATGTGACCGCTCGTACAGAGGGAGAATTAACTGTTACAGTTAGAGCTTTTAACGACTAGATATGGGACGCAAAGCTACGGGCGGTGGTGGCTTAGCACAAGCAGCCGTCCAAAATCAAATAACAAGAGCAACGGAGAAGGGTCGTGGTTGGATGATCCCGAACAATGACTACGTTGGGGCTGCTACAGCAATGGAACTCGGCGGACTCATGAACACCGTAGCGTTTACAGACTCGACCGGACGAAACGCAATGGACGAGTACGGCGTGTACTTCGAGCAGGACTTTTCTACAGTTTCAGGAGCAGACCAAGGCTGGTATGAGCAGGTAGACAAAACACGTCTTGATCACAAGCCGTTCTTTTCTCATACATTCTTACTACCAGCGGCGGTAACGAACCTAAGAATGTTCGTAGGACTTGCAGATATTACAGCACTTGGAGACGTATCTGATGCAGACGACTTTACTGTTTCGGGTATTGGGCTGCAGTACAGCACAGGACGAGCGGACACGACCTTCCAATTCCTAGAGGATGACGGGACAACACAAAACATTACAGATTCAACTGTAACGGTGGCAGCGAATACGCTCTACACGTTCGAGGTGGACGCAGCATCGTCTACAAGCGTTGTTGTGAGGATACGTAACGCAGACGGAACCGTTGCAGCTTCCGCTACACTCAGCACGAACTTACCAGGGGCGACAGTAGGGCTACGACCAGTATTCCTCATTAACCCACAAGCAGCTCAGCTACACCAGCTAAGGAATTACAAGGGTGCTCTTGAGACCCGAGCATACGGAATCGCATAATATGACTATTACTTGCACAAACTTCGACATCAAAAACAATCATCAGGACGTACTCGATATATTGGGTGCTGACTATGATTACTCAGAGCGTTCCACGTGGAACAATACGGCGGTGTACCACCTAAAAAAGTCTGCCGCTACATCTAAACAGTCGGCCCTAGAAGATATCGCGTCTATAGCAGGGTTCGATATTCTAATAAAATAAGTTTATGGCTCGTGAGTCCATATCAGGTTTAATACGAGGTGATCATCCGATACTCAATGACCCAGAATTAATCAGTGCTCTCGCTGATTACGTTGAAGACACTTATCGCCCATACAATACGCCGTCATTCACGCCGTCTACTATTTATGTTGAAACAACTGGTAATGACGATACAGGTGATGGGTCGTCAGGCAACCCGTTCGCTACCGTAGAGAAGGCGATGCAGCTTATTGGTATCAATAACGGTTCAGCAGTAACAATCCAGCTAGGTACTGGTACTTTTGGGCTTCCAACGATCCTCACTCAGATGAACTACATAACGATTCAGGGTACGGAGTCAGACGAGGAAACACGAAACATTACAACGGTGCATCACGCGACGGAAGATGAACTCGTATCAGTAACAGTAGATGGAGCAGCACTGTCCAATAACGAATGGCGTGGACGCATGATCCGCTATGATGGAGGCGCAGCAAATGGGCGTATCGGTTGGGTATGGCGTAATACAGGTAACAGGCTATGGATAAACCAAGGAACAAACCTTGCTATAGCAGCACCTACAACAGCAGACGACATCACACTTATTAGTCAGAACACGACTATCAATTTAGATAATACAGTGGTAGCACTTGGGTCGGTACAGCTCAATATTTATAATTTGAAATTTACAGGGAACAAAGTCTTCTTCTTCCTTGCTACAGATAAGGTGGAGATCAAGGAATGTCACTCACACATCAACCGTTTTCAATCTGGTGGATTCGGTCGGGCATTCGCAAGTAATTGTTATATTGCGAACATCGGTAACGCTTCACGAGGATTCCACACACTTACAAATGACGGGTTCAACAGATGGGATCAGGGTACTGTATTTGATACAGAGAATTGTGTGGCAAACGCAGACTATATCCCGATTCAGATCGGAGCTAAGGTTAACTCACTCGGACGTATCGTGTTTAGAGGTCTAGGGTCAAACGGTATCTTCATTGAGGGTGGTACGGTATTCAACGGGGACGGTATCGGAGACGAGGACATATGGTTATTTGAAAACGGTTCAGGAACAGTATCGGCTTCAAACACCGAGGCTGTTCTTGTAAACGTGAATGACAAGCTTCTGGGTGGTGCAGTATTCTTGCCACATCTATACGGAGAAGTAACGAGTGATTATGTTGTAAAAGCAAAGCGTGCAGCTCTTGTGGAGATAGGAGCCAACAGTTCGGTAACAACCGCTACCAACACAAATGCTGTGAGTGCGGACGGTGGAACGAGCGAGGTTGCTTATGCAGCAGACGGAACAATAATCACGAATGGTTCGGTTCCCTCACACTTGTATGATGAGAAGGGGTCGGACGTGGCTAGTGCATCGTCACTTACGCTTGGTGCAGGAAAGAGCTTCGACATAACAGGGACAACAACAGTTAATAATATCGCGGTGCTAGGGTGGGCCGAAGGAGCGAGGATTCGCTTGAAGTTTGATGGATCTCTCACTGTTACGGATCAGGCGGGGGGTAGCGGGCAATTGCGACTTGCAGGATCAGGGAACCTCTCTGCTACTGCTAATGACACGCTAACACTAGAGCTAGACGGCACAGATTGGTTTGAAATAGCAAGAACAGTAATTTAATATGCCAGAAGATGTACAAAAACAAATATACGACCTCAGCGTTGACCTGAAGGTAGCAGAGCAAAAGGTCTTAGACTTAGAGAAAGAGAACAGTAGGCTTTATGCCATGCTGGAGCGTTACG